TACCTGTAAGGTTCAAGGGGCGATGCTGACAGGCGGGACTTACTACGATTTATATACTTACAATCCTGACGATGGGCACGTTGACTTGATGCAGGTTGAGTCTGGTAATGGTGGGTATTTTTGTATTTTCCCCATAGGGGGATTTCAATTTCTCAAATTCGTTACTAGCGGTAGTGTAACTGGAACTTTCTATGCTAGGGGGGTGAGAAGTTGATACACGGAGAATGGGTAAGTTGTATTCTTGCTAAAGATGGGACTGAAAGTGCTGAATGTGATTTAGGGCGGGTGTATGAAACAGCCATAGTCCTCTTGCCCACCCTTGATTCTGGCACAATCACAGTAAGGGGGAGGAAGGAAACTGGTGGAACTTCTTATGACCTCTATACTTACAATCACGCTGATGGACACGTTGACAAGATAATCACGGCAGCTACCACTGGTGGGTATTTCTGTATTTTCCCTATCGGGGGCTATCAGTATCTAACATTCAAGAGCGGGGTTGCTCAAACTACGGATGCAGTAACATTCTACGCTATGGGAGTAAGGAGTTAAATATGCCAGTGAAGGTTGAAAAACGAACAGGGAAGAGACCATATAAAATAGTTGAAAAGGCGACTGGTAAGGTTGTGGGGAGTTCTACGACTAGAGCAAACGCCCAAAGAAGTGCCAATGCTAGAAACGCAGCAAGGCACGGCTGGAAACCGACTGGTAAAAAAGCGAGGAAGTGATGCCTAAAGGAGTTCCTAAACGAAATGGGAGTGGTAGAGGAATAAGGGCAAATCGTGGCAGGGGTGGCTGTAAGACTACTAGAAGAACTGGTAGGGGAAGAAGATGAGTCCTCAATACGACTATTATTGTCCTCAATGCCATAAGAAGTTTGAGATGTCTAAATCTGCGGAGAAGAGGCACACTGCACGATGCCCTAAGTGTAACACGAAGGCAAGGTTAATGCCTTCTGCCTTTACTTTTAGTTTTAAGGGGGGAGTCTAATGCAAACCTATGCTCAAATCCAAGACCGTGTGGAGCAGATACTTCAGGATAATGCCTTAAAGGAGTTTTCTCTGTATGACCCTCATATAGTCCCAGTAATATTCAGGATAGAGAGTAGAACAGGAACTGATGTAACGGGAACAGAAGGTAAATTAACTGATGCCGTGAAAAACCAGTTTGTCGCTGGTGATGCCACAGATGAGAAGGTTGTCCACAACACAACGGATAATACCTGGGCGGTGATTACAGCGAACGATGATGTGGACGTTAATTCTCTCAGTGCCGACATAATGGACGCCAATGAGAATTACGAGATATACAACAGGCGGTGTTGGAATAAGAAACAAATCTATATTGGCGATGTTACTGATTATCTATGGATTGACTCTGTAGAATACCCCATAGGAACTAAAAGGAACTGGAAGGTTTATGGTGATGTCCTTGAGATAGATGTTGCCTCCGTAGAAGATAGCGATACCACCAAGACTGACCTTCCTAATGTTGATGTTCTTGTTAGGTTTGCCAAGCCACACAGGCTTTGCCAACTTACCACTTTAAGTGGTGAATTGACTGCTGACGAGTCTAAGGGGGATACCACCATAGCCGTTGATGGTTTAGCACCTGCAACTGGTGAAGTGGAAATAGGTGATGAATTCCACCTAGAAAACCACAAGACTCTTTACACTATTACCTCTGCTACGACATTGAGTGGTGGTGCGGGTGATATTACCTTCTACCCTGGCTTAGAGGCTAATGCCACCAACGATGATGATATAACCTTCACCAAGTCAACTCTCAAACCACAGCACGAAGAATTATTCTGCCATCTGGTTGCCGCTAGGGCTGTATTAAGTCAAAACATCACGAACATTGATGCCATAAACAAAGGTGGAAATGATGTATGGCTCAGGTATCAAAACTGGGGTGAAAGGAAATTAGCTGAAGTGATTGGCAAGATGGAAAGGCTGAGTCCACCTAGAACTAAAAGGAGCTACCCAACTGACTGATGAGAGATATTGGAGCTACACTCACTGCCCAACAGAAGGCAATGGGCGATGCAAAGTTACGCATCGCCTTAACTAAGTCAGGGTCAACCCCGTATACCTATTACATTGACTCTGGTACGGATAGGATACTGTCTTGTAAGCATATAGAACAGGAGTGGAGTCAGACCGCAACGGTAACAATACAAGACTCCTCTCACACCATTGCTGATTTGGATTTAAGGGGCTATAAAGGTGTCATCTCCTATGGGTATGGGGCTAATTATTCAGCTTGTGCTCCTCTGTGGGTAACCGCCCAAAGAACTGATGCAACTGGTGGTAGTGTAACAACGACTTTAGAACTTGAGGGGACTTTTAACCTGATGGCACAGGACAAAGCATTAAGTGCCTTTACCCCAGACGACCTCCACGTTACCAAAATTGGTACTATGTTAACCTATGCAGTACAAGCTACGACAGGCTGGAAGTATGACCACTGTACTCCATACACATTAACGTTTGATACAGGATATGATGGTGGTGAAAACACAATTTCAACCTTCGCCCCCAAAGACCACTTCCAGATAAACTTTAATGAGTCCAGACTATCAGTTATCAAGAAGCTGTTAGCGTGGACTGATAATAAATTGAGAGTAGAGGGTGATGGGGCAGTTCATATTCTCCTACCTGTTACTTCTGGCTCAACCTATGATTACGAATATAACGATGCTGACACTTACCACAATTTCTTTGGACAGGCAACCTGCAAGCGGATAGTAATGCCCCAAAAAGTTATAGTATCATCTCATCCTGATTATGAGGACTCTTATACTGGGTATGCCGAAGACACAGCCAATTCTGGCGGACTAACCCAGATGGTAGAGTCTCATTATCTCAGGGTTACTAGTAATGCAGAGTGTACAGCAATCGCTACCTCAATTCTATCTCAACATCAAGTAGACGCAAGTGGTGGTAGTGGATTTTGTCCAATGAATTGTGGGCAGGAAGTTTTTGACTATGTAGCGATAACCGACTCAAAAACAGGTGATACCAAAACAGGAAACATAGGATATATAGTCAGGGAATACTCTCAAGGTAAATTCACGATGGGCTTTTCGTTTGGCAAGATGCCCGTTGGTGGACTCTTCGGCTCGTCCTCTTGGGTTTCGGGAGAGCTTACCGTTGAAGCACTTCGGGAAGCCTTTGACGAACTACGAGGAGACCTGAACCAATTACAAGGGTTCGTTGGGGACGTTGTGGATTACCTTGTAGCAAGGAAAGAGGTCGTTCCCAAATGGCATATAGAGAAGCAGGCAATAATGCCAGTGTGGATACCAGGTGCTCCCGTAGTAACCACTGAAGCTGTTTCAGACATAGCCTCCACTACGGCGACGGGTAATGGAACAATAGATGATATGGGTGTTCCTGACGCTACTCAACACGGGGTCTGCTACAACAAAACTGGAAGTCCAACCATAAATGATGATAAAACAACCGAAGGGGTGCCTACTGGAAGTGGGGCTTTTACATCTGCTGTGACAGAACTAGATGCCGACACTTTATATTATGTCAGGGCTTATGCTACTAACGCTACGGGCACAGGGTATGGGGTACAAGTAACATTCACAACGGAGGCAGCGTAATGGCAGTATTAACTGTATATCCCAGCCTTGATGGATATGTCTATGATAATGGTGTTCAAGCGCTGTCTTGGGCAGAGATAATTGCGGAGCCAGGCTCGTCAGCCAAGGATGATGGAACTTCAGGGGCAGTTATCAATATATCCGCAAAGCCGTCAGAAACTGATAAATGGATGACATTGTATCGTAGCATCTTTCTCTTTGACACTTCAGCTTTGCCAGATGGTTGCCGAGTAACTTCAGCCATCTTTTCAGTCTGGGGAACTAACAAAGCCGATGCTTTAAGTGTTGCTCCTGATATAAATGTTTATGCTAGTGCTCCTGCATCCACCACAGCACTGGCTGCTGGTGACTTTGACAGCCTTGGCTCTACTCCTTTCTGTGATACCCCTATTACCTATGCTGGATGGAACACTTCAGGTTATAATGATTTTACCCTTAATGCTGCTGGGATAGCTGCAATATCCAAAACTGGCATAACAAAGCTTGGTCTTAGGAATGCCAATTATGATGTTGCTGGTGTTGCTCCTAATTGGGTGAGTGGAGCAGGTTCTACCTTAGGAGGCTATTTTGTTGAGCACGGCTCAGGGGGTCGCCCTAAATTGGTCATTACCTATGGTGCCCCTACAGTAACAACTCAAGCAGTCACAGCCATTACAGGAACTACTGCTACGGGAAATGGGAATATCACTGATTTAGGTGACCCTAATCCGACTGCTCACGGAGTCTGCTACAGCACAACAGAAATGCCCACTATAGCAGATAGCACTACTGATGAAGGTGCTGCTTCAGCCACGGGTGCTTTCACGACAAGTATGACTAACTTAACCCCGGGAACGCTTTACTATGTCAGAGCTTACGCCACCAATGCCGCTGGAACGGGTTATGGTCAACAGGTATCCTTTACGGCTGGAGCACCTGGGTCTGGTGAACTAGCAGGTCTCTATGCGGTAGTTGAAGAGAGGTTTCATTATGTAGATGCTTATGGACAGGAAAGATACATTCAAGGAACGGTGGTCGGATAATGGGGCAGTTTAATTTTACTACAGGCTTAACAGCGATAACAGACCTTGATAATATAACTCTCTTAACCGACTTTGATGGAGGGATATTGGATGGTATGTCAAACCTCAATGATTATGCTGATGCTGATTTTAATGGAGGGGAATTATGAGTCATAGAATATGGCAGTCTTGGAGAGGAACAGCGGCTAAGGTAGGGGCAGAAATACCAGCTGAAGGTGAATTTATCTATGAGACTGATACCAAGAGAGTAAGAATCGGTGATGGCTCTACTGCTGGTGGCAACCGAATTGTAATGAAGGCAGATAAAGATGCTGCTGACTATGGCTTGGCATTTGAGGGTGTGGTTACTACCGCTACTGACACTACTCACTTCAAGGCATCTGGTCTTGCTGGATTTGGAGCAGGTTTCTTCAAGCCCACAGCGGGGACTCCTTACGAGATATTTGTAGTCCAAGCAGACGGAGCTGCCCCTGAAGGTGAGCAGACACCAGTAGTAGCTTATACTTCCTCGGACGGAACATTTGAGCACGCTGAGTTCACAGCTCAGCTAGCTGTAGGTGATATAGTTCTAATCATCCATCCACTGATTGCTTCATTAGGAACAAAGGCTACAGCAGCAGCAGAAGGCGCAGTTACCTCTACTGACTATATGATGGCTTACATCAAGCAGCTAGTTTCTGGGCTGATAGTCGTCGACACTGTAGTAGACGGCATCCAGACCGATTTAGATAATGCCACAGATGGGCTAGGTGCTCTCAAGACTTTGATAGATGGGGTTCAGACAGATGTAGGCGACCCTTCAGGTCATACCCTTACATCTATCACTACCAAGATAGGCGACATAGCTAGGTCTCTGGACTTGATTATCGGAGCAAGGTGGGACTCCTCTGGCGATTTAGGAACGGACATTGCTCAACTCCTGACCTACACGGATATTTTGGATGATGCTACCAATGGTCTAGCTAATATCAAGTCCTTAATAGACACATTGACAACTAATGTCGGAACTGTTGATACAGTGGTTGACGGTATCCAAACTGACCTTTCAAATGCTACGGATGGTCTTGGAGCTTTAAAAGACCTTATAGATGCGGTTCAGGCAGACTTGGGTGATGTAGGTGATACGGCTACGGCAGACGATTTATCAGACATAGCCACAACGAGTGCCTTAGCCAAGCTCAGGAGATTATTACTCAGGTTCTCGGCTAACGCTTTTGCGGCGACAATTGGTGGTTCTTCACGCACAGATGTTGAGTCTATGTTTCAAGCACTCGCTAATTACATATCCGATAGTGGTGGGGCTTACAGTGTCTCTCTTGATGGCTCTGCCAGAACGGATATAGAGGCTCTACACGCAGCATTGGCAACTATGCTTGGAACGAGGAATGTAACCCCATCCGCAGGGGTATTAGCTGATACTGAGTCCGCATTTGCCTTACTGAGACGACTAGCCACCTCGGGTTCACTTGTCCACTTTGGAGATATTACTGCGGTAGATGCTGGAGTATCTTCTACCATTGCTGACCTCACAGGTTGGGAGGATGATTACTTTGTCGGCTGGTGGATGATGATTGTCAGGGATGATGGTGGAGCAGGGGCAGCACCACAGGGTGAGTATAGACAGATAACCTCCTACACTAGCTCATCAGGGCTAATGAACCATACAGCTTTCTCTGTTGCCGATGTGGTAGGTGACCAAGCAATGCTTATTCATCCTCTGCTTTACAGGATACTTGCTTCCACAGGAGCTTCTGGGGCTAGAAGCCTTGAGACATTAGGACAGGAGCAAGATGCTACGCTAGATGTTGCCAGAGGGAAATACACCAAGACAATGACTGGTGGCGAGGACGACCTTTATGGTGAGAGTTCCGATACCGAGTTTTGTCTCCAAGAGTTCCGTGTTGACCTTCACAATATGACTGAAGGCGACACCATAATCTTCAGAGTCTACACCACTGAGGATGGCACTGAAAGGCAAATCAGTGATGATGGAGCTAATACCTTTACTGACGAACAGAGCCCAGCGAGAGTTGAGATTATCGGCTCCGCCAATCAGGTTTGGGGCAGAGAAGATATAAGCATTACGGCAGAGCAAACAACTGGCACTAATCGTGAGATAGTCTGCTATTGGCGAGATGCCAAGAGGGGGAGTTAAATGTCAAAGATAGATGACGCAATACTAGCATATCACCACATTCATCGTAATAAGAGCATTACTATAAATGGCAATAACGAAACTGTAACTTCCAATCTGTTTAAGATAACTGGAATAGCAAGGGTTATATTCTTAGGCGGAGTCGTACAAACCGCTACTCTTGGCTCTAATGTAACTGACTGCTGGTTTGACCTATTTCCAACTGGCGGGGCTTCAGTCCCATTAACAAAACAGGTGGGGGCGCCATCTATGTCTAATTTCGAGGTAGGCTCTGCTATTATTAAGGCAAATATAGCTGGTGAAGTAGCTGATGTCCTGAGAGCCAATGTGGGTATGTTCCTTGAAGAGGATGCGGATTATAAAAAGCCATTCAAGTCTTTTCTTGTGGGCAGGGACAGTGATGCTGTAACTCAAATCAGATTTATGTATACTACTACTGCAAACTTGGAAGCAGAGACTGGGGAGATTAACTTCCAGATAATCTACTGCCCCATTACTAGCGGTTCAGAAATAGTGCCAGCGTAAGGAGGGAATATGCTAACAGACAAAGAATACCAAGAAATTATACAGCGGAGGAGAGTCCTTGAAGGTAATATAAATGGAGCAGAGAGGGATGTAGTAAAGCATAGGGCTATGGCGAAAGCAGCTCGTGGCAGAAAGGAAGATGCTGAGGCACGCTTGCTTCTCTATACTAATCATCTCAGCGACGCTGTCAAGGAATACGAGAAGGCTCATCCACCCGAACTAGAGGAGAGTTAAATGGGCGATAAATCAACAGGTCTAGTCTTTGAATGGAGACCACAGCTAGGAGTTGAACCGCCCGCTACTAATCTACGAGATAGAAGTAGATATGGTTCTAATGGCACTTTTAAGTCAGACGGTCATCCTGACTGGGTTAGAGAGCCTAACGGACTGTGGCTTCCAGACTTTGACCCTACTGCTCCAGACTACATTGAAATACCAGCCGACCAAACCCAGCTAAACTTTACCTCTGAGGACTTCTCAATTATTGCTAGGGTTAAGGTGAATGACTTATCTGGCACACGCCAAATCTTCGAGAGAGGCTCAGGTTCAGTAGATGGCTATGCCTTTAGAATTACAACAACTGGGCAACTATATTTTATCGCTAGCCAATCAGGAGCTTTCCAAACAGTAACCTCTTCAGAGGGAGTTATAGTAGCTGGAACTTTACATACAGTGGGACTAAGTAGAAGTGGAGCTTCTGTAAGACTATACGGGGATGGAGTTGATAGAACCACTGGCACTCCTAACATTACCGACCCAGCAACTTGTAATAGGACAGCCTTTATAGGTGTTCGTGAATATCTTTTAAGCTATCCCTTTGATGGCAAGATAGCCTACTTGGGTATCTGGAGATATGCTCTATCAGCAGGACAGCACTTGAGGAAACACCAAGAACTATTGAGTTTGGGAGTGTAAGATGAAGTCAACAGGAATAGTCTATGATATGCGAAGATACACTGGGGAAGCTACTCCACCTCTTACTGTGTTAGAAGATGATAGTAGATATGGTAGTGATGGGGACTTTCAGGCTAGTGGGCATCCAGCTTGGGTGAAGGAAGGTGTTTTATGGGCATTGGACTTTGACTCTGGCACTCCTGACTATGTGGAGATAACCTGCCCTCAGCTAAACTTTACCTCTGAGGACTTTTCAGGGATAGCTCGTATTTATCTTGATGACCTCCCTGACATTTCTTCATTATTTATGAGGGGGTCTATTAATGTTGATGGTTGGCATTGGGCTATCTATACTGATGGAAGTATAAAAGCTTTCCTCAATCAGTTAGGAGACTACACAGCACTAAGGTCAACAGCAAGTGCAGTAAGCACTGGTGCATGGTATACAATTGGATTCAGTCGCAATGGGACATCTGGGAAGGCTTTTGTGAATGGTATTGATAAGACAGGTGTAGTAGATACTCTTACGAACTCAGTTACTTCAACTAGAACAGCTAAGATAGGCATTTTTGATGATAAATCTAGCTATCCCTTTGATGGCAAGATGGCATTCCTTAGAATCTTTAATTATGCTCTATCGCCAGAAGCACACGCAGCATACCACCAAGAGTTGAGCCAGTGGGGTTAAGGCACTGGTTTGGAGTATAATTATGGCTAATCTGTATAAAATCTTCTGGTTCTATACTCAATTTTGGTTAAAGCCCGCAGACCGCCGACCATATACTTATTTATTGACAAGTTGTGATAAGTGTGGTATACTTAGAATATGACTACAAAAAAATACTACCAAGCAAACAAGGAGCACCTAGACCAAAAACATCAAGAATGGATAGATAAAAACCGTGATAAGCACAATGCTCATAGGAGAGAGTATTGTAGGAAAAACAGGGAAAGATTAAACCAACAACACAGAGATTATCTGCTCAAAAACCCACACAAGATTACTGAGTCTGAAACAGAATATTACCGTAGGTATCGTAGAGAAAACAAGGAAAGGCTCAGTATTCAAGCAAAGAGGCGAACTCTGCGGATTAAGACAGATGTTCTAACTCATTATGGCAACGGTAAGCTAGCTTGTGTGAGGTGTGGGTTTGATGATATAAGGGCACTGAGCATAGACCATATAAAGAACGATGGTGCTGAATTTAGAAAAACTATGCAACCAAATAGAAGCCGAGCCTTTAGTGGGCTAGAATTCTATGTTTGGCTTCAAAAGAACAACTACCCCGATGGGTTACAAACTTTGTGTATGAATTGTCAATGGGTAAAAAGAATGGGGGGATAAGCTGAAAGTTCTATCAATCCTTACATATCAATGGTGGTGGTATCATTTGGAATTTTGGCTGACCCCAAGTGAGCGTAGACCGCTAACCTTTATAATGCGAGATTTATATCATAAGTTCCCTCTAGTGGTTATTACACTGGGAGCAATAGCAATGTACTTAATGGGGCGTTATACCGCCTTCTCGTCCATCTGGTGGGTTCTCAGCGCTATTGTGGCTGTGTTCATTGGTGAGGTTCTGGGGCACTGTTTTTGGGGGAAGAAATACACCCCCAACCAACAAGAATATCCGACTTATCTAGGAGAAGATTGATGGCTAAACGAGGGCGACCGCAAAAGTACGTATTCTGGTCAGACTGGGAGGCGTGGCTATTAAAGGAGTGGCATCCGTTTCGTGATAAGATATTAAATAATGACCTTGTTCATATGAAGCGGGATATTGCCTGGATTAAATGTTGGTATTATTCTCGCTATAATAGGCGGAGCAATAGCCATTATACTTTCAAAATGAGTGAGTGGGAAATCTACTATTTAAGCAAGCAACTAAGCAAAGAAAATCAAGAAGCGGTTCTTGTGATAATTAAGGCTCTTTTGAAGAGTCAACGCAATAGGTGTCCAGAATCAACTGTGCCCCCACATACAGGTCCTCAAGTATAGTGTAGAGTAATTTTTCCTCGCCTAATTTTAAGAGTATGTTAGCAATCTTTACTCTATTTCCTGTTGAATACAAACAGTTTTCCAAGCCCCCGACCTCATTGGCTGTATCTTTCATTCCTTCCCTCCCAGTAAAGTAATCCGCCTAACCATCTTTTTAGGTATTGTTGATATGTGGCGGTAGTCCCCATCTTGATTCGCATAAGTATAACTATCAGTAGCTACAATAACCACGGATTTGTTCTTCTTAATCAAGTGCCCTACTGTTTTCACAACTATTGACGTAGAAATATCCCTATTATCCTCATCATAGTAACCAGAATTAAACCCCGCATCATCCCACTCAACACAAACAATCTTTTTGTCTTTCATTCCTTCACCAATCTTTCTACTGCTACATAGCCAGCCTCAATCATCATACTCCTCATTCTATAAGGCATTTCCTCTCCCATCCAATATGTAGGCAACTCCCTATCTACCTCTCTTACTACATTCTCAGAATCAAGAAATTCCAGGACTTCTTTGACTGTATCTTCTACTAAGGAGTGAATTCCTATATCCTTTCTACCCGCATCATTTTTCCTGATAGCTCTACCTATTATCCGAGACAGGCCTTTTTCTATTTCGTTCATTAAATATCCTCCTTAATATCTTATTCTGTTCTTCTTTAGATTTACACCACCAACAATCCTTCCTCTTTAATTGTCCCCCTTGATGCCTCATACAGAGTTCCATTTCTCACCATCCCATTTCTTTTGATAAAGTTCCCTCATTACAAAGGCTAACCAGAGTTGCTCCATTGAGAATGTTTGGATA